CTCCAGTACCGTGGCCTCCTCACGGGGGACAGAAAGCGTCACGCTGTACGTTTTCAGGTTGGCATTCAGCCCGGCAGGCGCTCGCTGGAAATAACCATCACCAAAGCGCACCTTTCTTACAGAAGGGGCCGAAGCCACATCCATACCGGGTTTCACTTTCCAGCGGAAGGTTTTCATCGTCCACCTCCGGAGAACAGACCACCATCGCGCATCTGCCCGGTCACAACATCCATTGCCGCCTTACGGGCTACGTCATAAACAGCCTTCAGTGCCTGTGGCCCTATCTGACCGTTCGTGCCGTCGTTGTTAATCACCACATGGTTATTCTGCTCAAACGTCCCGGACGCCTGCGACCGGCTGTCCGCCATGCTGCCCGGTGTACCGACATAACCGCCGGTGGCATAGCCGCGCATCAGCCGGTAGAGATTCCCCACGCCAATCCGGCTGGTTGCCTCCTTCGTGAAGACGAATTCACCGCGGTGAACAATTCCCGCTGGCTCATATTTGCCGCCGGTTCCCGTAAATCCTCCGGTTGCAAAATGGAATTTCGCCGTAGCGGCCTGAATGGCTGTACCGCCTGACGCGGATGCGCCGCCACCAACAGCCCCGCCAATGGCGCTGCCGATACTCCCGACAATCCCCACCATTGCCTGCTTAAGCAGAATTTCTGTCAGCATGGAGAGCACCGAACGGGTGAATCCCCGCCAGTTCTGTTCGCTGCCGGTCAGCATCGCTGCCATATTCTGTGCAATACCGTCAAAGGTCTGCGTGGCCGCGTTTTTAACCTGCGAAAAACTGTCCGTCGCACTTTCCGCCCACTCGCCCCAGCCGGACTTCATCCCGGCCATCCAGCTTCCACGAAGCTGCTCCTCCGCAGACCAGGTGTTCTTCAGTGCAGATGTGGCCTTCGCCAGCGCAGCCGGATTATCACCGTACACCTCACGAAGGCGCTGCTCTTCCGACTCCCGCTGCGCCTGACGGTCAGTGAGGCCGCGGGCTTTTGCGCTGATTGCCGCCTGCTTCGCGCTCTGCTGCTGTTCAAACCGCGCCGCCTGCTGTGCCAGCTCATTCAGCCGCTTCTGGTGTTCAATCTTGTCTCCCAGCTCAGCCAGCTGGCGTTTGTACTCCAGCGTCTCTTTCTCATGAGCCAGCAGGGATTTTTCCTGCTCAGATAACTGCCGTTTCGTGGCGGCCTCTTTCAGGACCACATACTGATTTTCCGCTTCCCATAAATCCCGGCGCTGCTGGCTGATTTTCTCATTCACACCGCTGTGTTTTTCCAGCGTCCTGAGCTCGGTTTCAAGCGCCAGCATGGCTGCATGCGCCCGGTCTTCCTGGCGCTCACCGGCAGACACCTTCACACCGGACGGCTTTTTCAGCGTCGATTCATAATCCTTTTTTGCCGACGCCATCAGCGTGTTGTAATCCGCCTGCAGGATTTTTCCGTCTTTCAGGGCCTTATTCAGCTCTTTCTGACGGGCGGTATATTTATCCAGCGGCGTCTGCAGGCGCTCATACGCCTTCTGCGCCTCTCCGGTATACTTCAGCTGTGACGCCTCACGCTCAGCCCGGTCCCTTGCCGCCAGTTCACCGGCTTTTTCCATATCCGACTGCAGCGTGGCCGCTGCCAGACCCAGACGGGCATTTTCCCTGTCATCCCATGCCCCCTGAAGGTTCGCACGAAAAGAGGAGGTCTTTCCCCGGCGCTGGCTCCGGCTCTGGTACCACTGCCATTTTTTATCCGCCTCATCAAATGCCTTCTGCGCACTGGCGAGCATATCCGCTGAGGATTCAGGACGACCGATATCCAGAATGGCATCCCACATCGATTTGAATGCCTTCCCTGTTTTATCCGCCCAGGTCTCCAGTGTTCCCATGTTTTCTTTCAGGCGACGGGTCTGCTCATCAAAGCCTTTCGTGGCGATATCGTTCGCCGCCTGCAATGCCCCGGCCTCGTCTCCGGAACGCTGCAGCTGTGCAACATACGCAATCTGCTCTGCCGTCACGTTACGGAACTGGCGCGCCATCGCCATCAGTCCCGACGTCGGGTCAGTGGTCAGCTTCCCGAAGGCTTCAGCGACTTTATCCACCTCCACACCGGATGCAGACGCAAAACGCGCGACACTCTGGTTGATGGCATCAAACTGTTCACCACCACGCACACCAGCATTCACCAGGGCTGCCAGTGACTCTCTCGCCTGGTTAAACGTCAGCCCTGCTGCCTGCCCGGCTCTTGAGAGAGTCAGCATACGATCGGCAGTCAGTCCGGACTGATTACCGGAAAGAACCAGGGTTTTATTAAACGCTGAAAGCGTGGAATCTCCCTGGTACCAGGCGTACACCAGCGCACCTGTCGCCACCGCCAGCGAGGTGACCCCGACCATCGGCAGGGTGATCGCACCGGCAAGCCCCCTGAACATGGGGATCATCCCGCCGAAGGAGTCCTTCACCTGACCGCCCTGTTGCAGCAGGATCAGCCAGGGATTCTGACCACCGGCAAGCTGCGTGGCGATATCCGTAAACTGTGCGGGCAGGGTTCGCATGGCCGCTTTATACTGCCCGACGGAAATCCCGGCTTTTTGTGCAGCCAGCGCCTGGCGGCTCAGGCCCTGTTCAACAGCACTGGCGGTTTTTCTGGCGTCGGTATCCAGACCTGAAAAATGACGCCTTACCCGGCTCATCTGCTCATCGAAACGGACAGCATCCAGACTCAGGTCAATAACAAGATCACCAACCGGCTGGGACATATCTCACACCTCCCGGAATCCCCGCTGAAGCCATCATTAATGCGGCATCATCCACCATGACATCCGCCACATCCGCAGACGATAAAATATCGCGCCCTCCGTCCCCACCGAACCGGACGCCTCCGGCAAGTCCTGCCGCTTTCTGCATCAGCATTTTGTCCTCATCCGGCCTCTCCACCTGCTCTTCCTCATGCCGGGGGACAAGCAGACTGAAATCAGAGGGATGCATATCCGGATCGCAAAAAAACAGGCTGAGTACAGCGTACGTCAGCCCGGAAAAATGCATATCCAGCTGGGTATCCTGAAAATAATGCGTGCGGTAAAAACGGTGCCAGTCGGCATATTCGGTGGATGTCATCCCGGCAAGCATGGCGCGCCAGTCGGGTCTCCCCATCTCACGCGCCAGTCTGAGGGCAAAGTTCAGCTCGCCGTCGAAGACTTTCCCGCAGAAAAATCATCATCAGTCAGCGTGTTATTTTTCGCCACTTCAGTAATATCAGTATCCGGACGAACAGCTTCGATCATCCCGGACAAGCACAACACCACGTCTTCCGCCCGGGCAATGGCATCGGCAGGCCAGGTGGTGAGCACTTCCTGCTCTATCTTCATCACGGCCTCATTCATTGACGGTGACTGCGTTTTCTGTGGATGGTTATGCCACAGGGACATCGCCACCAGAAACGCGCCGGTTCTGACAAGATCTTCCACACTCACCTGCAGGTTGCCGCTGGCTTCAGCCTCTTCTGCCCGCCGTTTCAGGAGGGCAAGATGCTCAATACGCTGCAGCGCAGACAGCTCAGAAAGCGTGACGGATACACCGTTATATTCAAATTGTTCTGTTTTCAGGAACATCGCTTATCTCTCAGCTCTTTAGCCACCCGGCACATTATTAACGGTAATTTCAGCCACCGCAGCAAACTGACCATTACCGGAAATCACAGGGATGCTGACTTTTCCATCCTTAACCCCCGTCACAGTAATCGTCATATCTTTCACGCTAATGGTGGCTTTTGATGGATCGGCGGAAATCGCCCTGAATGTCTTATCCGTTGCATTTTCCGGTTCCACAGTAACGGTCAGGGTGGTTGTTTTCCCTTTTTCAACCGTACCTGTCGGCGTTACCTTAATCGCAGTGACCGGCGTAATTTTGCTGCGTTCTTCCGCTACAGAAGGTTTACCCACGTTAGTGACTTTCACCGTGCGGGTGATCACTTCTTTCGCCGTCACGGCCTTACCGATACTGCTGACCCAGCCACGAAACACATCCACCGTGCCATTCGGAAAACGGATTTTATAGGCCCGGACATCGCCGCTTTCAAACCAGCCTATAAGCCCTTTCTGACCTTCTTCTCCCGGTTTCCAGGCCAGCGTAAAACTGGTATCTCCTGCAGACTTCTGCCCCTGCCCGGTCGCGCTCCAGTCCGCGTCTTCATCATCCAGGTAGTTATCATCGTAGGGTTCTGCCGTCATCTCGCCCGGCGTCAGATCCTTCACCTTAGCCAGTCGCTGCCAGTCATCGTCTGACAACGGGTTTGCATAGGCGTCACCCTGACCGTTATAAACCCACAGGGTGGTACCGGCACCTTTTACCGGCTCAAGGGGATTTGGTGTTGACATATCGTCCTCACATCTCGTATGTAATGGAATAAGTCAGATCCGCAGAACTCCATAACGCCATATCGTCATCACGACGATACTCATAGCCCTGCGTAACCATCGTGGTAATCAGTCCTGCCAGTGCCGGGATCGCGGTCATCGCCGGGTAAATCCGGCTTTCCATCCACTGATCAAGCTCTGAATCCGGTACCTGTGCCGGTAAAAACACCTCAATATGCAGCGTGGCCCGCCAGGTATCTGCATCCAGCTCTTCACCGGTATACTCTGCATCCGTCAGATAAACCGCGATCGCAGGAAAATCCTCTTC